ACAATCTTTACATATAATCCACAACAAGTTTCTGCGGCACCTCCAACTGTGGCACCAACAATTCCGCCGAATAGTAATACAAACTCACAACAAACAGGACCTGTGGTTATGGTATCGGAATTTGATTATACGGATTATGAACTCACAGTAAAAATTAATCCTGAATTAATACCTGGTGGAGTTGTAGGAAATGCGGAATGGTTATTCTTAAGTGCGCCAGAGCCATCATTGACGTATCAATTTGTGACAATGAGCGCAACATCTAACAATCAATTCACTCAAGTTGTTTTGGGTGAAGGTACAATACCTTCTAGTTACATGGATGATTTCTTTAATAATCCAACAACATATGTGATAAGTGCTGAAGATGTGTTATTTTATTTTGAAAATAAAAATATTACTATCCCACAGGGTACTAGTAAAATACTTTGTAAGTTAAACATAAGTGCTAGAAAAATACAACAACCAAATGAAAATAGTAATACAACACAATCCTTTCCATTTTCATTCCCTCAATAATTTAACAAATAACGATATATTTATATATAAAGATAATTATGGATATTAAAACAACATTAGACAACTACCTTGGTAAATCTACAAGATTTTCACAAGAAGATAACGGAGACGGAACTAAACAAGTTTGTGATTTAGATACAGGAGATTGTTATACCGTAAGAGAAAAAGATGGTCTTATTGAAAGAGCCGGACACCAAACAACCGCCAATAGAAAAGTTAGAGTCGAAACATCTAAAGGTATAAAACAATTATTAAACGGATAATATAATGAGTATAGATAGAAAGATATTAAGCGAAATTCAACGATACAGAAGTATCGATAATTATATTTTGGAACAAGAAGTGCCTCCACCGCCTGTTGATGCTGGAGCACCTCCTGTACCTGAAGTAGGAACTCCACCACCACCACCTGCCGAAGCAGGAGCAGCTCCCGCCGAACCAATTGATGTTGAAAATGACCCTGACGTTGAAAAAATTGACGACGAGGGAGAATCGGAAGAAAAAGATAAAGATAGTGAGGGTAGCGAAGAACTTGATATTACTGATTTAGTTACCGCTCAAAAAGATATTCAGTCAAAACAAGATGATTATTTTGACAACTTATTTGGACAATTAGGTAAATTGGAATCAAGATTAGGTGAGATGGATGCAATTATGAACAAGTTAAATGCTCTTGAAAATAAAATTGAGAAATACAGAGAAAAAACTCCACAAGAAAAATTGGAACTAAGAAGTTATGACTCATATCCATTCAACCAAAAATTATCACAATTCTTTGATGATAAAACTGATGAGATGGAAAAAACAGGAAAAAATGAGTATGTTTTAACTTCTGATGATGTAACCGACATTAATGTTAATGACATTCAAGATTCTTTTCGAAACAAATCAAATGATATTAATGACAAGTTTAAATACAAATAATCTTAAAATAAAATAAAATGGAAGGTCACTCAAAAAGTGACCTTTTTTATTTGACAAATCAATAGAATTTTATTATATTTATAACACAAATTAAATTTAAATATATAAAAACATGATGAGTTCATTAGACGCCGTATTGGCACAGTACGAAAAAGCACAACAAGGGGGCGGGGCCCAAAGCAAAATGTCGCAAGACGAAAGAATGAAAAAGTATTTCGCTTGTATCCTTTCTGACAAAGAGAAATCAGGACAACGTAGAGTACGTATCCTACCAACACCAGATGGTTCTTCACCATTCAAAGAAGCATGGTACCACGAAATTCAAGTTGGTGGACAATGGAACAAATTCTTTGACCCAGGAAAGAATGATAACGAACGTTCACCTTTGAATGAGGTTTACGAAGAGTTGATGTCTACAGGTAAAGAATCAGACAAAGAATTGGCAAAACAATACAAGTCTCGTAAGTTCTACATCGTTAAAGTGATTGATAGAGACCACGAAGAAGACGGTGTTAAATTTTGGAGATTTAAACACAACTATAAGAATGATGGTATCTTAGATAAAATCATTCCAATTTGGAGAAACAAAGGTGATATCACTGACCCTGAAAAAGGACGTGACCTTGTTATCGAATTAAGTAAATCTAAAACACCTGCGGGTAAAGAGTATACAAGTATCTCTACAATCATGTACGATGACCCAGCTCCTGTTCACGAAGACAAAGCTCAAGCTAATGTTTGGATTAATGACGAGATGACTTGGTTAGATGTATATTCTAAAAAACCTGTTGACTATCTTGAAGCGATTGCTCGTGGAGAAACTCCAAAATGGGATACTGAAAAAGGTGGATATGTATATTCAAATAATGATGAATTGACCACATCTATTGGCGGGAGTAAAACAACCAAAATTGTTGACCCACAATTAAATGACGAAGCTGACGGAGAGTTACCTTTCTAAATAAATTATTAAAAAAAAATCTGACGGGAGCAGTTTATTGTTCCCGTTTTTTTGTTTATATTTTATAAAAAAAAACACTATGAAACCATTTATCGCAGAAAAATTAAAAACAGCTTTAATAAAAAAATATGAGGCTGAGATATCAGATTCTGAAGCAAGATTATACATTTATTTCAGTAGCTCAGTTGGTATTGGAGAACATCCACAACATACAGAAGAAATGGATAATTTAGTTGAAAAATTAACAAACGCAAAAGACAAACTACAAACAATTATAAATTTTAATATTTATGGGGAAAATGGCAATTAAAAAAAACGACTTTAACTCAGTAAAGAAAAAATTCTCTACTTCAGCTAAATACAAACCACAAAGATTTTTTGACTTAGGTCCAGACTTCTTAGACGCGGTTGGACTACCAGGTCCTGCAATTGGGCACTTAAATATGTTCTTGGGTCACTCTGACACAGGAAAAACAACTGCGTTAGTTAAAACTGCCGTTGATGCCCAAAAGAAAGGTATTCTACCTGTATTCATCATTACAGAACAGAAATGGTCGTTCGAGCACGCTAAATTAATGGGGTTTGAGTGCGAAGAAGTTGTTGATACTGAAACAGGAGAAATTGATTGGGACGGTTTCTTCATCTTTAATAATAGTTTCAATTATATTGAGGAAATTACAGATTATATAAACTCATTATTGGATGCTCAAGAAAAAGGTGAATTAGATTATAGTTTATTGTTCTTATGGGATTCTGTAGGTTCAATTGGATGTAAGATGACATTTGAAGGTCGTGGTGGTAAAATGCAAAATGCCGGCGTTTTGGCGGACAAAATTGGAATGGGTATCAATCAACGTATTTCGGGAAGTCGTAAGGCAGAATCAAAATATGAAAATACTTTGGTAATTGTTAACCAACCTTGGGTGAGTTTACCAGATAATCCATTTGGACAACCTAAAATTAAGAGTAAGGGTGGTGAAGCTATTTGGTTAAATTCCTCATTAGTGTTCTTATTTGGTAATCAAAAAGAGGCTGGTACTACTAAAATTACTGCAACTAAAGATAAACGAACTATTAAATTCGCTTCAAGAACAAAAATTTCTGTTATGAAGAATCACATTAACGGACTTGGATATGATGATGGTAAGATAATTGTAACCCCACACGGGTTTATTGCTGGCAAAGAGTCCACCGAAGAAAAATCCAATATAGAAAAATATAAAAAAGAACATGCCGAATATTGGAAAGAAATTATCGGTACTGATGGTGATTTTGATTTAAAGGAAGAAAAAGAAGAAGATAATTAAAAATGGAAACCAAAGTTTGTACAAAATGTAATATTGAAAAAGAATTGAAATACTTTAACAAGATGTCAAAAGTCAAATGCGGGGTTAGAAGTTATTGTAGAGAATGTCAAAGTATTGAATCTAAAAAGTATAGAATAGATAATAAAGAAAAAATCAAAGAATATAATACTAAATGGAACAAAGAAAACCAAGAATACTATAAAAAATACTTTGAAGAATATAATAAATTGAACTACGAGAAAGAAAAAGAAAGAAAGTTAAAATGGTCTCGTGATAATAAAGAATATTCAAATAATTACCAAAAACAAAGAAAAAAAGAAGATATTCTATTTAGACTTAAAACTAACATTAGAACTTCAGTCAATAGATATCTAAAATATAAGTCGAAACATACTTTCGAAATTGTTGGATGTTCTCCACAATTCCTTAAGGAACATTTAGAATCCCAATTTATTGATGGTATGACTTGGGAAAATAGGAGTGAGTGGCACATTGACCACATCATTCCGTTATCATCGGCAAAAACAGAAGACGAACTTTATATGTTATGTCATTATAA